GTGGCGCAAAATGAAATGAGGGTGGCTTCATCGTTTATGTTTACATGCGGAGGTGCAGCGGCAGCGACTGTATGAGGTGCGACTGTATGAGGGTCAATCGCAGTTGTCGGCAAAAACACCGTGATTTTAGAATTGGATGAATTCATTCGTGTAACGTTTACTTTACTGTCATATTTTTTACATGCGAATGAGTTCAATTAAATATTGAACCAAATTCAATGAAATCCGACTGGGGCTGGGGCTGGGACTGGGACTGTAACTGGGACTGGGACTGTAACTGGGACTGGGACTGGGACTGGGACTGTAACTGGGATTGTGACTGTAACTGGGATTGCGACTGTAACTGGGATTGCGACTGTTGTTGCATTGAATTGAGATCCATCAGATAACGTTTTAATTCGTTCTTCATTGCATTGGAATCATCATTTGCGTTGACATTTGATCCGTTATTTATACCGTTATTTACATCGTTATTTATACCGTTGTTACGCAGTTCCCTAAATAACGTTTCATATTTTTGCTGAGGCCGTTTCACCATGTCTTTTATTTTGGGCACGGTCAAGGTGTCTTTAAAAAATACGTACAAATTGTGAAGCACAAAAATGATGACAAACGATGTAACCAACACCTGAATGGTCCAAAGCATGGTGAATGCAATAACGCAATAACGCAATAACGCAATAACGATTAAACTATGCAGACATAGTTTTTACAGAATTGAAACGTATCATGCATCATGCCATGCGCGGAAATATAATGTTTCATCATAACTGATTTAAACCCAACCGTATGTTTTTCATAACACACCATACCATGCCCACTACCACCACTTCCATCATCGTTGTGGACCGCAACGGAGAGTTGCGCACATCTGAAATCAAAGAACACACCCCGTTGGAATTGGCCAAAAAATGCAGATACAAAACAACGGCCGGGTTTGCCCTGCGAGCTGAATGGGCGTACTCCGGATCGGATCCAGAGAAATTCATTGTGGAGCTGTGGGCGCGGGAAGACGGCGCTGCGGGACAAGAAAACAAGTACGAGTTCCCCCCGCCGGTCGACACCATTTTATTTTTTGGAGCGTGCGCGTTGGTTGCAAAGGACATGACGCCGCAGCACAACATTATCCCACTCACGCTTGACAAATGGGACAAAATGTACAATTTCTTGTTTGGCGGGTTTGACACGTTGGCAAATTACGACGACGAATACGACGACGACGAGTACGATGAGCTGGATTCCATCCCTGCGCACCGAAAAACCAAGGACGGGTATTTGAAGGACGGGTTTGTAGTGGATGCGGAGGAAGAAGATGATGATGACGCGGAAGAAGAAGACACCGACGAAACGGAATACGAGGATGAAACCACGACATCGTCGGACTGTGACGACATTGATGACAGCGACGACAGCTATGACCACGACGAGGACGACGACGAGGGTAACCACAACCACAACATCGCCAATCCCACAAATGCAACTAGCCACACCAGTCGCGCAGTCCACCCCACGTCAAAAAAAAAACACACAGTCTCAAAAAAACGGGGGGTCGTTGCAAAAGACGACGTGGCGATTCCATCGTTTGAGTTGACGGAAGAACCCTACGAATACGAATATTCGGACGATTAGCGCTTGTCCAAAAAGAACAATGCAAAAAGAACAATGCAAAAAGAACAATGCAAAAAGAACAATGCAAAAGGAAAAACAATATAAACTGATGATGATGAACTGAACCCAATAGACAAGAGATAAACAAGAAACAATACACAAGAAACAATACACAAGAAACAAGAAACAAGAAACAAGACAAGTCAATAACACAATGGCGCATTACACGGAATTGCCTAAATTGAATCATTTGAATATGCAATTTGAACTTACCACAGTCCACGCCAACGATGACCCACCGCCTTGTACCCAATTGATTTCACACACCCTTCACGCCTGCTTGTGTGAAATGAAAGAACAAATCAAGGACTGCGGGGAAGACGCGTGGGATGCTGTTAAGAAATACACAAACCCGTTTGAGTTTATTCACACGGCCATCCCTAATTATAAATTTTACACCGTGAGTAAGATGCGCCCGTTGTCGCGGTCGTTCTACAAAATGATTGAAATGCACGCCACGTTTTTTGATCCGCAGCACGAACCTGCGGAAATGACATCCTTCCATTTAGCGGAGGGGCCCGGCGGCTTCATTGAAGCCATGGTTCACCTTCGGTCCAAGCACGCGCCAATGATGCACCGACCGAAGGACGTGCATTACGGGATGACGCTGCTGCACGCGGATGCGTCTTGTCCCGGATGGAAAAAGAGCAAGGGGTTCCTGGAATTGCATCGCGACCGCGTGTGCATTGAAACCGGGGCAGACGGAACCGGCAACATTATATCTGCAGACAACTTTCAACACTGCGCGTCCAAGTATCAAAACTCGTGCAACTTGATCACCGCAGACGGGGGGTTTGATTTTTCGTGCGACTTCAACAACCAAGAAACCATGGTGTTGCGCCTCCTCATTGCCGAATTGGGGTTTGCATTGGCGCTGCAGAAGCAGGGCGGTCATTTCATATTGAAACTGTTCGACACATTCACCAAGCCCACGATTGACGTCATTTGCGTGCTGTGCAACTTCTACAAGACCGTGTACGTCTCAAAACCGTGCACGAGCCGGCACGCAAACTCCGAACGATACCTGGTGTGCAAGCATTTCAAACCCGCCTCCACGCAAGATTTAATGCCCCAATTGCACGCGCTGTTCGGTGAGCTGGAACACCTCCCGGCAACCGCCATAATCACGTCGTTGTTGCCATTTGAGCATGACCTGCACTATTTAAATAAGCTGGAGGAGTGCAACGCCATCATTGGCCAGCAACAAATGGAAACCATCAACGCAACCATTAATCTGATTTTGAACAAGTGCAACACCGAAAAATTGGAAATGATGAAACGGTACAACTTGTCAAAGTGCATGAGCTGGTGCGACAAGCACGGCATTCCATACAACCACATGAACCAATCCAATAACATTTTCCTGAACAATAACCAATGAACCAATAAACCAATAAACCAATAACCCAATAACCCAATAAAGGGAAATGTGGCGCGCTGTCACTATATATGACTTTTTCCGTCGGAAATAATATAAACACATGCATTACCATGTGTTTATCAGCGATTACATGCAGTCTACGTTTCAACTTCTCTACAAAACCGTCAGCTCGCGCCGAAAAAAAGAGCGTTTTGAGACCATTTTAGAACCGATGCAAGCCATTCTGCAAATTGCGCTGCTCGCGTTTTATCCCGTGGGAACCAAGCTCACCATCCAAAACAACATCATGACGCTGCAACCGCCCAACTACTCGCAATCCATGGCGCGCTGGTACAACAACGACACGAAGGAGGACCTGTATTTTTTGTTCAACGTGTTTCACCGCTTCAAAAAGTTTTACGCGCATTACAAGGCAGACGCCCCCGAATCGGTGCAGCACCGGCTCTACGCGCTGCTGATTGACTTGTCTAAGACAGGTATAAACCGGCTCATCCGCACCTACGGGCAAACCGACAAGCCGCACATCCTGCAGACGCTCACCATGTACAAGTTCATACTGGACGACCAGCTTTCTCCCGATATCATGCCGTTGCCGCCCCCACATACAACCGCAACATTAAAATCCCATAAAATGAAACCCATTTTGAACGACGACGAAGACCATGATGATCACGGAACGCACGAAACATCCTCCAACACAGTGGACGACATATTCAGTACCATTGTTGACATTTACACGCCCGAACTGCTCAACATTACGTACAACACGCTCATTATAATGCGGGACAACGATTCCAATTATGCGGCATATGCCGACGGGCTGAACAAAATCATGGAGCCCACCTGCAGTCATGTAAAAAAGTGGATTGACGAGCACATCGTATACTAAATCAGAAAACCCTTTCCCTTATCAGGGAACCTACGGTTTCTCGTCGTGCCGAGCAGTTGAATGGAAAGGTTCGGAGGAGGGGTGCGGGGAACCTATGGTTTCCCGGTCCGTAGGTTTTCTGAAAGTTTGACGCTGGATTCCACGTAGCGGTTGGTTTCCAGAGTGCCCTTGATGCGCCTGCCAAATTCAGGAAACACAATGTTCACTTTTTGTGGCTCCCCGTTTGCAACGTAGTCCTGTATTTGCACCATGAGCTCCTTTACGGCGGCGAATTTGGACGCATACAACTTCAATTCGGTCAACTTTTCCAAAATAGGCTTCACCTGCGCTTGACGCTCCGCCTTCGTTCGGTCAGATGATGTTGCGATTGCATTTGCGGTTACTGATGTCGCTGTTACTGTGTTTGTGGGTGTAGTCGCTGTCGCTTCGTCCATTGTTGTTCAATGTCCAAATATTATATAAACGTGATGTATAATATTTAATTACTTTTCCCCCGCAATTATGTCGTCATTTAATCTATGCAAGTACCGCAATGCCCTTGGCGTTCCCGGTAAGGGCGCCCATTCCATCCGTCTTGGTGGTCTGGCCATTGTGGACATACTCCTCACAATAGTGGGCGCATACATCATCGCTTATTTTGCGCACACATCCTTTGTATGGACCGCCGCGGGGTTCTTTCTTCTCGGCATCATCCTGCACCGCCTGTTCTGTGTGCGCACCACCGTTGACAAACTCTTGTTTCCAAATGCCGTTTCGCCTGTTAAATGCGTCCGTTTTAATATCTAATTTATCGTGAATTTCTCTCGTTTTGTAGAATTCAGATATGCAAAACATGGTGGCCGTGCATGCGGTTGCTCCCATCTTGCTCTTCCGGACTACACCTTTTTACAGTCTTGAAACATTCATTCCGAGAGAAATTGGCACAATAAATAACAACGCTTACCCAATGAGAACCAAATAAATTTGAATTATGGCATTGGATTAGGATTTGAATTGCGATTATGTTTTGAATTGCGATTATGTTTTGATTTTGGAATTAGTCATGCACGTTAACGATATCCTGCAGCCGTGATGGAATTCGCTAGCGTGGCGGTTCGGTTATCTGTTGGTGAATAAAAGCACGTCGTGCTATTGCCCGGCAGCCGCCGACACTGCGGAACCTGATAATTGTTTTTTACAAAGTATCCCGGGTTGTATTCCGTGCTGTATTTGCCCGCGTTGGCACCCTGCGCGCCAAACGCGCTGTAAAACGAATTGCCGTTCAAATTCACGGTGTTGACGCGCAGGCTCAGCGTGCGCGTGCTGCTGCTCACGCCGCCCTGCTTGGCAAACGGCACGTTGTTCGGCTTGTAAATGGTGGTGCCCTGGCACCTGGTGGGTAACGCTTGTTCAGCAGCGCTGCACGCGGGGTACAAGCAGCTGCCGGTGAGCCGGGTTTGCGGACCCAGGCACTCGTCGTTAGGCCAGTTCGGCATGTGATCGGGACCGATGTATTGCACACCCGGCACCGGGTTAGTGGACAGCTTTTGGTCGTAGCGCTTGCAGCGCGACTGCAGGTACCCCCGGGTGTCGCTGTAGTACGCCTTGCTCATCAGCGTGACCGCCGATTTAATGACGTTGTTGGCCGGACAGCAGCCAATGTATTTCGTGTTGTACAGCCCCGTCTGAATTTGGTAGCTGCTGGGATCCGCCGGATTGCCCACCTGCACGAAGCCCTTGTTTTCCACGCGGTCGCACGGGTCGCATCGCTGCGACGGTATTTTCAGCAGCTTTTCGTCAAACTTGGCAACCGAATCGGACGCGGCGTCGCCACAGTCACACGTCGTGCCATTACCCGACTTCGTGGTACCACCGGGTGCGTCAATGACGAACGTTACGGAATTCACGCTGCGTCCGCTGTTGGGGGTGGGCTGCAGCTTGCGACGCCAGTGCTTCATGGGGCGGGCCTTCATGGCGGGACCGCTGAAGTCGTTGGCGGCTTCATCGCGCGATGCCCCGACGGGCACGTTCACCAATCCGCCGTTTACATTTGGACGACTAAACCCAGGCACCACTTGATTGGTTGTGGTGGGTGCCGATTTGGTGGCGCCGTGAAACCGCTTTGTGGTGATCAAGCTGTTAGAGTGGCGCCAGCCAATGCCGTCCGATATTTTGAGAGTGGCCATAGCAATCAGTACTAATTCAATAATATATATGCAGTATATAATAAGTTGTATATATATTATTTATAGCGCCACAACACCCCCCATCATGGTTCATTTGCAGTTGGTGATGCACGGATTGTTTATCGCATTTTTTGCATGGCTTTTATTGCATGCATTGTTGGTTCATTCTAAATCAAGCTCGTCACGGGGTCCGTTAATAGAAGGTTTAGACGCAACTACGACCGCGACCACATCGCCGCAAGCGCAAGCGGATGAAAACACGGCCGAGATCGCAGTTTTGAAGGGACAAATTGCCACCCTTATGCAAACGGCGCAAACCCTGAAAACCCAAATGTTGCAAAACGAAACCAGCATTCAAAACAACACGAAAAGCATTCAACAAGTGGTGCAGTCACAAGCCGACACGACGAACAAACTGGCCGCCTCAAAAGGCAAACAGTAGCAAAACAGTAGTAAAACAGTAGTAAAACAGTAGAACCCAGTAAAAATAATGTAGGGGTAATGCACGACACGCGACCATCATGAAATTTTCTCTGCATTCCTTGCTGTTTTTCGTGCCCGATGATGTCTCCAGTGATGTTCTTTACAACATTGTCACCGTAATTCTGTGCATTATTTTGGTATTTTCTCTCGTTTTGCTTTACCGAAGAATACAATACGGCTCACCGGAGGGCATGACGGAGGGCATAACGGAGGGACGGGAAGGCGCAAGTCCTAGCGCAAGTCCTAGCGCAAGTCCCCAAGGCACGACCGCAAAAGGCACGACCGCAAAAGGCACAACCGCAAAAGGCACGACCGCAAAAGCTAGCGCAGAGGTTCAAAACATTAAGAAGCAAACCACGAGTTTGCAAACCACGTTTGACCAATTGAAAGCGGGTGTGGACGATCAAACAAACCGGATCAATGGGAACTCGCACATGCTGTTGAAAACCATGAGCGACACACCGAACCAAATGAACAGCGTAACGCATGCCAATATCAATCCGGACGACCCCTCTAAAACCACTATTCCGCAGATTGACATGTCTTAAACGATAAGCCATTGCACCGCTTGAAACACTGCAACCCCGAACGCAAAGCCGAACAGCACTTGCACCGGCGTGTGTCGCCGAAACGCAACCCGCGTCCACACCAGCCACGCCGCCGCCAGCAACGCAGCGACAACCACGGCCGGGTGCCACGCTCGCCACGGCAAAACCCGGTGCGCAAATGCCACAACGTATCCAACCGACTGCGCATGACCGGATGGAAACCCGTATCGGTTTGCAGATTCAAACAACTCCATTTTCCGCCCAAATATTTGGCACAAGGGGGTAGGGGACACGTAAGGAACAGGACGATTTCCAGCCGGACCAATCGTGCTATGGAAAAACAGCTTCAATGCGCAGTTTACTACCGAATTGAGCAAGTATCCCACCACATACACATAAGACACGCTGTACACTCTGCATAAAATAATCAACACGAAAAACAGCATTTGTGGGTAAACATTCATGCATTTTTCATACAACTGACTCATTTTTAATGTATATGTAATATAATAATAATATTACACACACACACAATAACACAATAACACAATAACACAATAACACAATAACACAATGTCCAATTTTTTCCAGGATGTCATGGGGGATTTAGATAACGTGGAACAATCGTTACTGGGTCCGGACTACCAGTACTTCAAGCAGATCAAAACCCCGAGCGAGCTAGGAGTGTCCAGTGATGGAGGGTTGGACAATTTGGCCAGCGACGTGGGTGCGCTCATTGCGTATGTGGAATTGTTGGTGTCTGGCGGGGGGGATGCGTCTGCCACGGGACAACCGCTGGGAAACAAGTTTTTTTTGAAAACGGCAGCCAAATGCAAAGTGGTCAGCAACGACGCCGACAACGGCAGCGTTGTGGACCGCTACCTCTACGTGAACAACGTGCCCGACGGAAACATTCCGTTCATCTCGTCGGGACTGGGCGGGGTGCAGTTCACCGAGTTTGAGGGGTTAATCCCAGGCACCATGTCCAGCGCGGCCGGCCTTAATCCAATGCTGCTGTTTCAAGCGTTTCAAATGGGTTCAACCCCGGACTGCCAGAGCGTGACACTTGAAACGATTGACGTGAATAATCAGTCGTCGTCGGACACCCACTACGTGGCAACAGTGGACATCCAAAACATGCCGGCATCCTGGTTCCCGAACAAGACGAACCCCATCTCGGGGAGCACTGAGCGCGAGGCGTTCACACAGCGGCGGCGACACCGAACGCGCAAACCGTGCACGAAACGCATGGGCAGCATTCCCACTGGCACATTGTCCAGCGTGTATTACATGATGCTGGGGTTTTTGTGCCTGGTGATTTTGTACGGTCTTACAAAACGCGCGAGCAAGTAAGTTTCATTTGTGATTGCATTTGCATTTATAGTTTGTGTTTTTTAGTGCGAACACGCAGGCGGCGTCTTCCTCCCGATGTTGTTCCTGGTCCTGCTACTGGTCCTGCTGCTGCTGGCCCTGGCCCTAGTCCTGGTCCTGCTGGCCCTGGTGCTGCTACTGGCCCTGGTCCTGCTGCTACTGGTCCTGCTGCTGCTGGCCCTGGTCCTGCAGTTTGAGGTGATTGCATTTGAGGTGGTTGCATTTGAGGTGGTTGCATTTGAGGTTGTCGTCCAGGAATAACCGTTGGGGTGGTTGGAGTAACCGGTGGTTTAATTTTATTCCATAAACCAGATAACCATCCTCCGCTTGTTCCTGTTCCTGATCCTGATGCGGAGGAATCTGCTTCCTTTGCTTCCTTTGCTTCATTTGTTTCGTTTGCTTCATTTGTTTTGGGGTTGTTTCCAAACCATGAAAATGAGTTGTCAAACAATTTAGCCAAAAACCCTCCTCGTTTTGTGCGGCGCACATTACCATGGGAATTGCCTTTGCCTTTGCCTTTGCTCTTACGTGTTGTCATTGCAAATTATATACATTACAGGACATATATAATTTTCATAGTTTGTTAATTTTCCAAATTCACAATCTGACGCGCTTAAACAGTTCCAGCGCGACAAGCCCGCCCGCCACTTGGGCCAGGATGTAGGGCACCAAATCGCTGGATGACAGTTTGCCAGCGGCAACCATGGCAATGGACACAGCGGGGTTGAACATGCCACCGGAGATGGGACCACCCACCATGATGGCAATTGCTAACGCAGTGCCAATGGCAATGGCGTTGCCAGTTGCCAAAATGACGTAAATGAAAAACAGAGTTCCTAAAAACTCAACCAAATACTTGTTCGGCATTATTATGTAATTTGCTATGCATTATTCATATATAATATTTTTTTATCCTAATTTAATGACACGTTTGCCTTCTCCATTATCATTAGACTCATCCTGTGATTTTTCAGAAGATGGGTTTTCCGTCTCTACGTCCAATATGGATACAGAAGTTGTATTGCTATTGCTATTGCTATTGCTAAAAGCTAATTGTTCCTTAATCAAGTCACCTGCATTTGAACCGGTGCTGGTTGGCTGCGGTTGTGGTTGTTGTTGTTGTTGTGGTAAAATCATGGGCTGCGAATACATCAGGGGCGGTTGCATCATCATGGGCGGTTGCATCATCATGGGCGGTTGCATCATCATGGGCGGTTGCATCATCATGGGCGGTTGCATCATCATGGGCGGTTGCATCATCA